AGCGATTATGATGCTGTAAAATATAACTATAAGACTGCTGTTAAAAGAAATACTTTTGAGAAACGTAGAGATCGTTATTTCTTTGAAAAGCTATCTCGTCGATTTAACAGAGAACAGCTTGTTGATTATTTTACATCTAACCTAATCGAAAATCCAAACGTTTGGATTGGAGATATGAGTGATGATGTTTATAAAGCCTATATAGCAAGATACGACAAATTGACTTATATGTTTGAGCAAGATATGAAATCTCTTTCAAATAAGGGTTATACCTTTGATGATATTTGCTCATCAACACCAGACTTTTCCCAGAGTCCTATCTTAGAGGCTCTCAGGAGTGGCCAGATTAACGTTGAAAGTGTTATCCTATTAGACATACTCGTTAATTTTTTAAGGCGCCTGAAGAGCATTCTGAGTGATCCTTTGGGAATAAATAAAGATATGATTGATATGCTAATTAGCTATAAATCAATCATGCTGCAGAAGCCATTACCAAGAAATAAAATTAAGGATAAAGCACTTTTAGTATTTACAACTTAACAAATTTATGGTAGTATAGACTCTGTCAGGAAAAAACAAAATATACACTGCAAATACAAAATAAAATACTATGTCATTCGAAAAACTAAAACAAAATCGTGAAAGCGCAATCTCAAAGTTAGTCTCAGCCGCTGATACAAACACAGAAAAAAAGACTTATGGCGATGATCGCTTATGGAAACCAACTGTAGATAAAGCAGGTAATGGCTATGCCGTTATTCGTTTTCTCCCAGCTGGTGCTGGTGAAGATCTTCCATGGGTTCGCTATTGGGATCATGGATTCAAAGGGCCAACCGGACGTTGGTACATTGAGCGTTCTTTGACTTCAATTGGTCAACAAGATCCTGTCTCTGAACTTAATTCGCAACTTTGGAATACAGGTCGTGATGAAGATAAAGAACTTGCGCGTCAACGTAAACGTCGACTGCATCATGTTTCTAATATCTTGGTTATCTCTGATTCAGCTAATCCTGAAAACGAAGGAAAGGTTTTCCTTTATGAGTATGGAAAGAAAATCATGGACAAAATCATGGATGTAATGCAACCACAGTTCCAAGATGAAACACCTGTTAATCCATTCGATTTTTGGTCTGGTGCTAACTTTAAGCTTAAGATTCGTAATGTAGAAGGCTATCGCAACTACGACAAATCTGAGTTTGACGCACCAACAAGTTTGTTTGATGGAGATGAAACTCGCCTTGAAGAAACTTATAATAAGCTATATACTCTTGGCGAATTTACTGATCCGGAAAACTACAAATCCTATTCAGATCTTAAACGTAAAATGTTTGAGGTCCTTGGCGAAGCTGAAGTAGCATCAACAATGTCTACTGAACAGCAAGTTGAAATGAATACTACAAAAGAAGAACCTTCTTTTAAAAGTGTTGATACTGTAGATACCACAGTAAGTTCCGACACTCCTGTGAGTAACGATGATTCTGATGAAGATACTCTTAGTTACTTCGCAAAACTAGCATCTAGCTAATAATAAAAAAAATAATCATATGAAAAAACTAATTATTACACTATCAACATTTGCTCTAGCTCTTTCTGCTATTGCTGATGAGAAAAAGGATAAGAAGCCAGTAAAAAAGCTTCCACCTGCTATGGCTAAATTTGATAAAAACAAAGACGGTAAGCTTTGTCCTAAGGAAAGAGCTGAAGTTAAGAAGGCTTTTTTAGCAAAGTACGATAAGAATAAAGATGGTAAGCTCTGTAAAAAAGAGCGGAAAGCCGTTGCAGCTGATCGTGCTAAAGCAGCTAAAGCTCGTAAGGCCCGTAAGCTACCCAAAGGTTCTAAGGGTAAAGTACAAAAATAAACATAACTAATAATATATAGTTAAAGGGGATGGTCGAAAGGTCATCCCCTTTTTATGTCATCATCGCTCTCATTGCTGAGGCTGAAAGTGAGTTTCCATTCTGGATGACATATGTGACGTTATTATTTGTATTTATTGATGATAGTGAACTATTATTCATTTTATAGTTCTCTTCTAAAAATTTGCGAAGCTTTTCTTTTTCTATTTGATTGCTTTTTTCAATTGTGCCATCTAGATTCTCGAGGGCCGGGGTAATCTTCTGCAAATCCTTCAAAACTGGGGAAAGTTTTGGTATTACCTTACCATCAACAGCGCCCTCCATTTCGGAAAGGCCTTTGAAAGAATCTCTATTTCTGCTAGGAGATGAGGGTTTCGGCAATCCTAATTTATCTGCTACTTTTTCTCCAATATCTGCAAAAAAGTCTAGCACACCTCTAGAAATGGATTCGAGCTTATCTTTTATCGCACTTAAACTTTCTGAAGTAAATATATCTTCGACAAAACCTTCGATCAAACCGAATGGAGCCAATACTACACCTTTGATGCCGTCCCATATTTTCCCGAGAGCTTCTCCCATTGCTTCTGTGTCCCAATCAAATAATGCTTTAACAAAGTCAACTAAGCCACCAAATATATCTTTAACACTTTGGATTATCGTTTCAGTGGATTTGCCGATTTCTTCCGCTAAGTTGTCAAAACCAAGCCATTCAGCTATTTTAGTTGGTATCCACATTAGAATACGCAGAAGGCCACCTACTAAACCTTCAAATAGTTCATTAAAACCTTCTTTTATACCTCCTACAATACCATCTTCCTCATAGCCACGCATGAAACCTTTAACAAAATCAAATACGCTCATGAGAATAGTAATAGGCAAGAATACCTTTCCTAATATTCTTCCTATTTTACCAGCAAAGCCTAAGATTGCTTTAAATGGCCCGCCAGTTGTAAATTTAACGATTTTTGAGAAAATGCCTACCAGTTTTTTAAAGAATCCTCCTTTTCCAAACACTTTTTGAAATAATTTGCTAATTGACTTAAACAATTTACTGTTTTTAAGTCTACCAACAATTCTACTAATAAACTTTCCTAGCTTACTATTTTTAAGCTTGTTAAATATACCACTAAAGAAAGCTTTAAATTTTACTTTTAATTTTTCTACAATTTTTCCGAATGCTCCTCCAGTAAAGAAATTTAATTCTTTACCTAATTGACCAAGAAAGCTAATAAATCCTACAAATGGTGCTAACAACAAACCCAAACCTAAGCCTAATAACTTACTTAAACCACCATCGGTTTTAGGAATTAAAGATTTAAGTCCGTCAAGAAGAGAATCACCAAGGCCCTTAATACTATCTGCAATATCCTGAAAAAGAACCTTTTGTTCGATTCTTTGTTCTAATTCTTTGAGATCGTTGTTTTTTTGTTGATCTATTAAAGGCTGAGCAATTTGCTTAGCATTATTAATTGTAACTTTTTGCGTGACAGTTTCAAGATCCTTTTTAGTGATGTATGGTTCGTTAGCCATTATTTTGTTGGTGTCTTAGTTCTTCTTCTTTAATATGGTCCTTTAAAAGTGTAATGTAAATCTCCCTTTCCCAAGGAATCATGTTGTCTAATTCTGATAAGCTATATTTATGATGCTGTACTAATGAGAATTGCACATGATAATAGTTTTCAAGTGAATTATGGGAAAGGGTTATATGAAAAAATCATTTAAACCGCTTAAAACTTTTTTGTTTTTATGACCATTTGGTCCTTCAAATTCGATTTCATGTTTTAACGATGGACTAGAGTCAATCCATTCTTTAATCTTTTTCACTTGATCCGTGGTTAAAGATTCAATAAAGTTTTCGATTTCCTTTGATGATGCATCCGATAATGGATATACTGTATCATTATCATACACATTTTCAATCACACTCGAAAGCGCCTGAATAAAGGGATTTGTGTTCTTTCTTCCTCTTGCAGCACGTTCAGCATCTTTAAGTCCAGGAGATTTAAGAACAATACCAACATCATCTGTTATTTTAATATTATTGTCGATACCATCTTCCTTTGTTACGTTAACTTCTGAAAGGTCAAGTGTTACTTTTACAAACTCGCCGCTTTCATCACACTTTACACGTATTTCTGCTGTTTCACCAACACTTTTTGATCTGATTTGTAATAAAATATATTCCAAATCGCTCATCGTAAGTGAATATAAATCGAGTTTATTGAATGTGCAAGCATTAATAATATCTTTCATAGCAGCAATCATACTTGCATCTGTTCCTGCTTCTTGAGCAATCATCAATACTTTTTCTTCCTTTACGAGGAACGGTCTATATTCGATCGATTCTTCAGTTGAAGGAATAGTTAAAAAGTATTTTGGTGTTTCAATTTTTGGTAATGTCATAATAATTTAATAATAATTTAAATAAGTCGTGTTAATATGTCAAATTTATCTACTGTACTATTTATAATAGATTTGAGCCTTGATTCGATCACGAATCTTTGGTATGTCATATTAACAGATACTAGTGTTTTAGCATCAGTGTTTTCATTCGAAAGTGCAATACTATTAACGGACGTTGGATAAGAGTCGATTAAACGTACACCGTAAACAGTAGCATTATTTTTATCTAATAATTGGATGTGTGTATCAGTTTTATAATCACTATCGTAAGAGACTAAATGTGATTCAGGATCAATAATACTTTCCATCCATTTATCAAACATTTTTTTAATATAAACATCATTTGTTAATGTGAATACAAACTCAACATCTTCTTCAATAATAGTCTGTGGATACTTCCTTGGATTTCTGCCGTGTGCATCATAATCACCAGTTTGAATAAGGCGACCAGGTAAAGAGCACGAATCACACAAAATACTTATATCTCTTGGATCATTGACGATAGGACCTTGGCCAATTAAACCACCCAAATTTAGTAAGGATTCTGTAGGTGGAATCACTGTAACAGAAAACCTATTCGAGGTCGCCAATCCTCTTCTTTTACCAATTGTTGATTTAAAATCATCAATTTTAGAAGGATTGAGAGCGTTATTGATATCGTTTAGTAATGACATAATTAGGTAAATTGTTTTCTTGATTGTTGCCATACACCTTTCGGTTTAATCCTTATAAACTGCTCTGACGGTAAGAAGAGTACAGTCTCCCAATGCTGGGCAGGTATTTCTACGATTCGTGATTTGATATGGTCGGTGAGATAGTGTTTAAAGCAAGGAGCGAAATATCGTAGTCTTGCATTAGATTTTAAAAAATCGTATTTCAATTTCAACTTAGTAGTGCTATTATATTTCTTATTATTTGTATATTCTGTAAGTCGATCAAAAAAGATGGCTCTATAGCCTGGTGAAAGGTAATGAAGGTTGAGGCCGTAGAATCCACCTTCTGCTTTGTCAACTAAGAATATAAGAGGAAATCTGTCATAGTATGGTAATGTCTTCTTATGCTTTGGATCATAAGTGTACATAAACATACGACCAACTAGTGGTGTGTTTCTATATTCAAAGTTTTCGTCAGATAAAAGTTTTTTACGACTTGGTATTGTACTTAGAAGCTCAATCTCGTTTCTAAACCATTCAAGCGATTCCTTTGTATTACGCTCGATGCCAGAAACAGTTGCTCTATTTTCTAGTCTGTTAATAAACGTTGCCATCTACATCTATTTATAATATTTTTATACCAAATGAACGTAATGTTTCCTCTGTCCATATTTCAAATATCATGTCATGTTTATTTGCATATGCTGTAGCAGCTTCCCACTTAGACTCATTTTTAATATACGTCATAACTTCAGCTAGATACCTTTTTGTTTTGCG